AACACAGATGATAACTCATATGATGGAGAAAAGCTTTTGTTATTAGTTCACGATGAAAGTGGTAAATGGTTGAAGCCTAACAACATATTAAACAATTGGAGAGTTACAAAAACTTGTTTAAGATTAGGAAGCAGGGTAATTGGAAAATGTATGATGGGGTCAACATCTAATGCATTAAACAAAGGAGGTTCAGAATTTAAAAAATTATTTAATGATTCCAATCCTCATAACCGAAGTAAGAATGGACAAACTAAAAGTGGTTTATATAATTTGTTTATACCAATGGAATGGAACTTTGAAGGCTATATAGATAAGTATGGAATGCCTATAGATGATGTTGTTGATTATTGGGAAGCTGAAGTTGAGTCATTAAAAAATGATGCTGACGCATTGAACGAATTTTATAGACAGTTTCCTAGAACAGAGTCTCACGCCTTTAGAGATGAAAGCAAACAATCCTTATTTAACTTAACAAGATTATATCAGCAAATAGATTATAATGATTCATTAATACAAGAGCACCATATAACTCAAGGTAGTTTTTATTGGAGGAATGGAGAAATAGATTCTGAGGTAGTGTGGAGACCTGATATCAGAGGTAGGTTTAAAGTAAGTTGGCTACCACCCAAACATTTACAAAACAGGCAGATAAACAAAAGGGGATTAAAATATCCTGCAAATGAACATATAGGTGCATTTGGTTGTGACTCATATGACATTTCAGGAACAGTAGGTGGCGGTGCATCCAACGGAGCTTTACACGGAGTGACTAAGTTTAATATGGATGAAGCTCCATCGAATCAATTTTTTTTAGAATATGTAGCTAGACCACAAACGGCAGAAATATTTTTTGAAGAAGTGCTAATGGCTTGTGTGTTTTATGGTATGCCAATCCTAGTAGAAAACAATAAACCTAGATTGTTATATCATTTTAAAAATAGAGGATATCGAGGATATAGTATTAATAGACCTGATAAAGTTTTTAATAGATTATCTAAAACAGAAAAGGAGTTGGGAGGCATACCTAACTCAAGTGAAGACGTAAAGCAAGCTCACGCTGCTGCTATAGAGTCATACATTGAATCACACGTTGGTTTAGTTAAAGATGATGAGATGGGGTATATGCCTTTTAACAGAACTTTAGAAGATTGGGCAAAGTTTGATATTAGTAATAGAACACGGTTTGATGCAACAATTAGTTCGGGTTTAGCACTGATGGCTACTCAAAAACACAAATATCAACCGGAAAAAAAACAATCAAATATAATTATTAACTTTGCAAGATACAATAACAAGGGAAATTTAAGCGAAATTATAAGATAGATGAAAGATATAAAAATAGACATTTCATCTGTAGGTTTTCCAAGTCAATTTGTTTCTGACGCTGAGAAAGCAACAGAAGAATTTGGGTTACAAATCGGCCAAGCTATTCAGTATGAATGGTTCAAAAAAGATGGAAATCAATGCAGATACTACAATCAATGGAGAGATTTTTACAGGCTCAGATTATATGCAAGAGGGGAGCAACCTGTAGGTAAATACAAAAATGAATTAGCAGTAGACGGAGATTTAAGTTATTTAAACTTAGATTGGACTCCTGTGCCTATCATACCCAAATTTGTTGATATAGTAGTAAATGGTATGAACGACAGAATGTTTGATGTAAAAGCATATGCTCAAGACGCAATGTCTTCAGCAAAGCGTTCTAAGTATCAAGATATGATAGAGGGACAAATGGCTGCTAAAGATGTCTTACAGTTAATACAAAATAAAACAGGAGTAGACCCTTTCTCTATGAGCCCTGATGAACTTCCTGAAACTGATGAAGAGCTTAATTTATATATGCAGCTTAATTATAAGCCTGCAATTGAGATTGCAGAGGAAGAAGCAATCAATACAATTTTTGAAGAAAACCATTATATAGATATTAGAAAAAGATTAGACTATGATTTAACAGTATTAGGTATTGCTTGTGCAAAACACGAATTCTTACCGGGTGCAGGTGTCGAGGTTAAATATGTAGACCCTGCAAATATTGTTTATAGTTATACAGAAGACCCACATTTTAAAGATTGTTTTTATTGGGGTGAAATCAAAACTCTTCCTATAACAGAGCTATTAAAAATAGACCAAAGCTTAACAAAAGAAGATTTAGAAGAAATAAGTCAATACAGTCAAAGTTGGTACGATTATTATAACACCGCACAATATTACGAGAATGATATTTTTTATAGAGACACTTGTACATTAATGTACTTTAATTACAAGACAACTAAAAAAATGGTGTACAAGAAAAAGAAATTAGAAAACGGAGGTACAAAAGTTATTGAGAAAGACGACCAATTTAATCCGCCACAAGAAATGATGGAAGACGGAAAGTTTGAGAAGATGGAGAAAACTATTGATGTGTGGTATGAGGGAGTGATGGTTATGGGTACAAACATTATATTGAAATGGGAATTAGCCAAAAATATGGTAAGACCTCAATCTGCTCAACAACACGCTTTGCCAAATTATGTAGCAGTAGCACCAAGAATGTATAAAGGAGTAATAGAATCTTTATGTAGAAGAATGATTCCATTTGCGGATTTGATACAAATAACTCACTTGAAACTACAACAAGTTATTTCTAGAGTAGTACCTGATGGTGTATATATAGATGCAGATGGATTAAATGAAGTTGATTTAGGAACAGGTAATGCTTATAACCCTGAAGATGCATTAAGATTATATTTTCAAACAGGTAGTGTGATTGGTAGAAGTTACACACAGGATGGTGAGTTCAATCAAGGAAAAGTTCCAATCAAAGAATTACAATCAAGCTCAGGAGCAAGTAAAACACAAATGTTAATTTCTAATTATAATCATTACCTTAATATGATTAGACAAGTAACGGGATTGAATGAAGCAAGAGATGCTTCTAATCCTGACCCTAACTCACTTGTTGGATTACAAAAACTTGCAGCTCTAAATTCTAACGTGGCTACTAGACATATTTTAGATGGGTCATTATACATCTATAGAACATTAGCTGAAGCTTTAACGTATAGAGTTGCAGATATATTAGAATATTCAGACTTCAAAGATGATTTCGCTAATGCTATAGGTAAATACAATGTCAGCATATTAAATGAAATCAAAGAGTTATATATATATGACTTCGGAATTTTTATAGAGATTTCTCCTGATGAAGAACAAAAAGCACAACTTGAGGCCAATATACAAATGGCCTTATCTAAAGGTGATATTAATTTAGAAGACGCTATAGATATTCGAGAAATAAAAAACATTAAACTAGCAAATCAATTATTAAAAGTAAAACGTAAAGCTCAAGAAGATAGAGAGGAAAGACTTCAAATGCAAAAGCAAGCTATGGCCGCTCAACAAGCTATGAAGACTCAACAAATGAAATCTCAAATGGAGATGCAGAAAATGCAAACCGAAATACAAGGTAAGATGCAATTGAAGCAAGCTGAGATAGCTTTTGAAATTGAGAAGCAAAACAATGAAGCAAAATTAAAATCTCAGTTAATGGCTGAAGAGTTTAATTATAATCAGCAGTTAAGAAATATTAGCGAGAAAGCTTTAGCTGAAAGAGAACTACAAAGAGAAGACGCTAAGGCTAGTAGGATTAGTCAGGCAAACACTGAACAATCTAGATTAATTAATCAACGTAAAAATAATCTACCACCTCAGAGGTTTGAATCCAATGAGGATAGTTTGGACGGGTTTGACCTAGCTGAGTTTGAGCCGAGGTAATGTCTAAAACTAGTATTTATTTTTACTTATCTTTGTAACATTAAATTATAATCATATGGAATTAAAAGTAAGAGCAGTTGGCGGAGCTGAAGAAAAATCTGTCGCACAAGTAGAAGAACAACTACTTGAAGAGCATCAGGAAAAAGTAGCCGAAGAAGCTACGCAAAAGGAAGAACCGGTTGAAACACAAGCGGTTGAAGAAGATAAAGCTCCTTCATCAGAGTTAAATGATGAGCAAGTTCTTTCATATATTGGAAAGAGATACGGAAAAGAAATTAACTCTTTTGACGATTTAATGCAAGAGCGTGAAGCATCTGAGGAATTACCTGAAGATGTAGCAGCTTACTTTAAATACAAAAAAGAGACGGGCAGAGGTATAGATGATTATGTTCAATTACAAAAGAACTATGATGAAACCGAGCCTGATTCTTTACTTAAAGATTACTATCGTGCAACTGAAGAAGGTTTAGACGAAGATGATATAGATATTTTAATGGAAGATTTCCATATTGATGAAGACCTAGATGATGACACCACGAAGAAAAAAATTAAGTTAAAGAAGAAAAAAGCTATTGCTAAAGCTAAATCCTACTTTAAGGAAATGCAAGAGAAGTACAAGCACCCGCTTGAGTCAAGAGGACCTGCCGCTTCAAATGTACCTGATGAGGAGTATGAAGCATATAAGCAATATGTAGCAAATGCTAAAACTAGAGATGAGCAAGTAGAGAGAAAAAGAAGTTGGTATGATGATAAAACCAACGAAGTGTATTCGCCTGAGTTCAAAGGTTTTGAATTCAATGTAGGTGAGGATACTGTTACTTATAATCCTACTTCTGTTGCTGAATTGAAAAAACACGCACAAAACCCGGGAGGGTGGGCAGATAAGTATTTAGATGATAGCGGGTTATTACAAAATGCAGTACAATTTCATAAAGTTATAGCAGTTGCACAAGACCCTGATAAGTTTGCTAGGTTCTTTTATGAGCAAGGCAAGGCGGAAGCCACTGAAGATGTTACGAAGAAAATTAAAAATATAAATATGACGACTCGTAATACACCGGAAGTTACTCGTAAGGGTGGAACACAATTCAAATCTATTAACACTGATAGTGGTAGAGGTTTGAAAATTAGAAGTATAAAAAAGAAATAAAAACATTTAAAATTTAAAAATTATGGCAGGTGCATTACAAGCTATACCGGGAGTTGCGTTACAACCAAGTTCGCATCAAACCCCATTAGCTTCAAATTACATTACTGATTTCAACTTTTTGAATCAGTATCTTCCTGATACTTACGAAAAAGAATTCGAGAGATACGGGAATAGAACAATCTCCTCATTCCTTAGAATGGTAGGAGCAGAGATGCCTTCTAATTCTGACCTTATTAAATGGGCAGAGCAAGGAAGGTTACACACTAAATATATCGATTGTGGTGTGGTCGGTGGAGCGCAAGTTAACCAAGACCAAATTACACTACAAGTAAATGACGTACTTAATCCTGCGAACTCTACAGTTCAGCCGGGTTCAGGTGCTACTGTACAGATTGCAGTTAGAGTTGGACAAACACTTGTTGTTTCTAACAATAACGGTACTGCAGAATTCAAAGGAATTGTTGTTTCTGTAGACGTTGCTAACAACCAATTTGATGTTGCATTCTATAATGCTGCAGGTTATACAGGTGGTACAGGAGCAGGTAATGCGGATTGTACAATCTTCATTTACGGTTCAGAATTCAGAAAAGGAACACTTGGAATGCAAGGTTCTTTAGAAGCTGACGATTTCATTTTTGAAAACTCACCTATTATCATTAAAGATAAGTATGAGGTAAGTGGTTCAGATATGGCGCAAATCGGATGGATTGAAGTTACTACAGAAGACGGAGCTACAGGATACTTATGGTATCTTAAATCAGAGCACGAAACAAGATTAAGATTTGATGATTATCTTGAGACTGCAATGATTGAAGCAGTTCCTGCAGAAGCAGCGTCAGGTGCTGCAACGCAAGTTGTGTCTGACCAAGTAGGTAACAAAGGTTCTGAAGGTATCTTCTATGTTGTACAACAAAGAGGTAACGTATGGTCAGGTGGTAATCCTGATGCGTTAGTTGATTTTGACAACATTATCAGTAGATTAGATAAGCAAGGTTCAATTGAAGAGAACGTAATCTTTGTTGACAGAGATTTCGGTTTCGATATTGATGATATGTTAGCAGCACAAAACTCTTACGGAGCGGGTGGTTCTTCATATGGTTTATTTGACAACGATTCAGAGATGGCGTTAAACTTAGGCTTCACAGGCTTTAGAAGAGGATATGACTTTTATAAGTCAGATTGGAAATACTTAAACGACCCAACTATGAGAGGTGGTTTAACAGGAGTAGGTACAGTGAACGGATTATTAGTTCCTGCAGGTTCTACTACAGTGTATGACCAAATCCTTGGTAAAAACGCTAAGAGACCTTTCTTACACGTAAGATATAGAGCTTCTGAAACTGAAGACAGACGTTACAAAACTTGGATTACAGGTTCAGCCGGTGGTGCAAGAACATCTGATTTAGATGCGATGGAAGTCAACTTCTTATCAGAGAGAGCAGTTTGTACTTTAGGTGCGAACAACTTCTTTATCTTCCAAGATTAAGAATATATATAAATAGAGGGAGTCTCTTCAAAGAGACTCCTATCTATTATTTTTATAAAATTTAAATTATATCCAATGAAAAAGAAAACAGAATTAGTAGACAAGGTCTACAAGTTAACAAGGAATGCAGCTCCTTTATCCTTTATGCTGCCAACTAGACACACTAAAAGATATCCTTTATTACATTTTGATGATGAGCTTGGAACACAAAGAGCTTTGAGATATGCAAGAAATCAAAAGTCTCCTTTTGAAGATGAGCAAGATGGCAATGCTATACTTGAGCCAATTATTTTTGAAGATGGATTTTTAAGAGTTCCTAAAAGCAACCAAGTATTACAAAGGTTTTTATCTTTACACCCACAAAATGGAACACGCTTCGTAGAGGTTGATAATTCAAAAGCTGCACAAAAAGAAGTAGCGAATATTAATGTACAAGTAGATGCATTAGTTGAAGCTCGTAGCTTAAGTATTACACAATTAGAAACTCTAACAAGAGTATTATTTGGTAAAGACCCATCAACTATTAGTACAGAAGAAATGCGTAGAGATGTTCTTGTGTTTGCTAAGAACGAGCCGGAAGAGTTTATGTCAATGGTTAATGACCCTGTGTTAAAACTACACGCTACTGTACATAAGTTTTTTGAAGCAGGTTTGCTTAAATACAGAAACAAGAATAAAGAGGTGTGGTTTAACACTAAAACTAATAAAGGCAAATTATGTACGATACCATTCGGTGAAGACTCTATTTATATTGTTGCTTCATATTTTCAATCAGATGATGGACTAGAAGCATTAAAACATTTAGAGAAACTTTTAGATAGTTAATATCGACAATAAAGTTTTGCTAAGAAGGAGGCTCAGATAGAGCCTCTTTTTTTTTTGATTATCTTTGTAAAAAGAATAATTAGGATGATAAACGAGGTTAGACAAACCGTTTTAGCAATACTGAATAAAAATAATTATGGATATATTTCTCCGGGTGATTTTAATCTGTATGCAGAACAAGCACAATTAGATTTGTTTGAAGATTATTTCTATGCATATAATTATCAAAACAATAAAGAGAACTCAAGAACTTCAGGAACGGGATATGCGGATATTAAAAAAGGATATGAAGAAGTAATAGATTTTTTTTCAGTAACACTGCCACTTACTCAAAACGCAGCCAATGTTTTTTTTATGCCCTCACAAGTTACTACGGGAAGTGATTACTATTTAATAAATAAAGTATTAATTGGAACTGATTCTAGAGAAGCAGAAAGAGTAAGTCATAGTAAAATTACTTTACTGAATCAATCTTTGTTAACTGCACCCTCAAACCTATACCCCGCCTACACAAGTGAAGGAGAAAATATGACCGTTTTTCCTGCTACATTTAATCAACCGGGTGATGTGGTTTGTCAATATATAAGATACCCTAGACCTCCGAGATGGACTTACGTTGATTTAGGAACACAAGGTGAGCCGGTGTTTGACCAATCACAACCTGATTATCAAGACTTTGAGTTATTTGAAGATGATACGAATGATTTGATAATGAAAATATTACAATACGCAGGTGTCTCTATTAGAGAATCTTCAGTGGTACAATATGCAAGCGCACAAGAAGGTACTGAAGAGCAACAAGAAAAATTATAATTATGCCATATATAAGTCAATATGATTATTACGAGAATAGCGGGAATGCTCCTGAAAATGAAAATTGGGGGTCGTATCAGTATGTGACCTTAGATGAAGTAGTTACAAATTACCTGTTAATGTATTCAGGAAACCATTCTTTAGTTAATAATGAAGAGAGATATAAAATATTGTTTCACGCAAAAAGGGCAATACAAGAATTAAACTATGACGCATTTAAAGAAATTAAAGTTTTACAATTAACAGTTTGTGAAAACTTAAGATTTGTTTTACCTTCTGATTATGTCAATTGGGTTAGAATATCTTATTACCAAGACGGTGTAATTAGACCAATGGTAGAAAACATACAGGTAAATTCATCTAAGGCTTATCTTCAAGCTCAAGACTGTAGGATTTTATTTGACCAAGATGGTAATGCCTTGTCTCCTGAATATTCAGATTTAGATTTCGATAGAATCACAGGCCAACAACCAAGCATATATTTAAACAGGCTTAGTCCGTTTTATGGATTAGAAGGATATGAATATGGTGGGTATTGGTATTTCACATATGAGGTAGGCGCAAGGTTTGGACTAAACACTGAAACTGCAAACGCAAATCCTACATTTAGAATTGACAATAAAGCAGGTGTAATCAACTTTGATTCTACTATGGCTAACAATAGCTGCATTCTAGAATATGTTTCTGATGGTATGGAAAATGGAGACAACTCTTTAATTACAGTAAACAAACTATTTGAAGAATATGTATATGCCTATATCACTTACGCTATATTAAATTCAAAGTTAGGAGTACAAGAATATGTAGTCAATAGAGCAAGAAAAGCAAAATCAGCTTTATTACGTAATGCAAAAATAAGATTAAGCAATATACATCCCGGAAGACTCTTAATGAATTTAAGAGGTAGGGATAAGTGGATAAAATAATATGGCAGATTTTCAAAGAAATTTTATTAAAGGACGAATGAATAAATCCGTTGATGAACGTTTAGTTCCCAACGGAGAATATATTCACGCAGAAAATGTTAGGCTAGGTTCTACAGAAATATCTGAAATAGGGGCGGTAGAAAATTCTCGTGGTAATTTACCATTAACTGCCTTATCATATGGTGGTCAAACTCTATCAGAAAATGCTCTTGCTATAGGCGCATTAGAAGATGGAGCAAATGAAGAGTTATATTGGTTTGTCCACGACCCAACATTTAAACCTGCTGCGGATGGTCCGGGTGAAACACCTACAGGGATATTAGATTTAGTAGTATCTTTTAATACCAACACAAGCTCTATTACATATCACGTTATAAGTGTAAGTATTGATGGGAATCCGGCTAATGGAACTACTTTAAACTTTAACCCAACTTATTTAATAACCGGTGTGGATATTATAGATGGTCTTTTATTTTGGACAGACGATTTTAATCCACCAAGAAAAATAAACGTTAATAGAAATTACCCTGACCCTGTAGCTCTTAGTGCAGTTGACCCAAATATAGATGGTGGTACAGGAGAACCCGAAGGAGCTTTATTATTAC